TCGCGCCGTGTCGAAAATCGGGGCTCTGCAGCCCGTGGCGCCTGTCGCTATGGCGCCCTCTCGCGCGTGAAATGCCATTCACCAAACCCAAGACCCGTTTCGTGCGCGACAGCGCGCCGTCTCATGGAGAAACTCATCATGCTCACACATCCAACGCTGGAGAAACTTCAGGCGCTTCGCCTGGTCGGGATGGCGCGTGCCTTCGAAGAGCAGCTACACATGGATGACATCGACGCACTCTCCGCCGAAGAGCGGCTCAGCTTGCTGGTCGACCGCGAGATGACCGAGCGCGACGCCCGGCGACTGAAGTATCGGCTGCGAAAGGCCAAGCTTCGTCACCCCGATGCCTGCGTCGAGGACATCGACTACCGTCATCCGCGACGCCTCGAGCGCTCGCTCATGACCAAACTCGCCACTTCACAGTGGCTACGTGAGCAGCTCAATGTCCTGATTTGCGGCCCGACCGGCATCGGGAAAAGCTGGCTCGCCTGTGCGTTGGCGAACAAAGCTTGTCGCGAGGGCTTCTCAACCTTCTACACTCGCGTGCCTCGCTTCTTGCGCGAGCTTAACCGGGCTAAGGGTGACGGCTCTTATCCGAAGCTGCTCGCCTCCCTCGCCAAAACCGACCTCCTCGTGCTCGATGACCTCGGCGCTGGGAAACTCAACGATGAGCACCGCCACGACTTGCTCGAGATCCTTGAAGACCGCTATGCGCTGCGCTCAACGCTGGTCACCAGCCAATACCCAGTCGAGCATTGGCACGAGATGATCGGCGACCCAACTCTCGCCGATGCCATCCTCGACCGGCTCGTGCACAACGCTTACAAACTCCAGCTCAACGGAAAATCGATGAGAAAAAACCGAAACAACTTGACCGAAACTGATCACCCCAAGGCATAATGAACGCCCCGCGTCGCTGCGCTCCGATGACTGATCAGTTTGCTCCGGAATGCCTGATCAGTTTGCTCCGGAACGGGTGTCCAGTTTCACCGGAATACACATTCGCTAAAGCGTCCTGAACTGCTCTGGTCGATGTGTGGTGCGCGGGCGCTGACTCGCCGTTAGGGACAACAAGCCGCGTTTCCTTGCCGCAGCGTTCTAAGCGCACCGGTACGCTGACCAGATACGTGTCCTCGCGTGCATCTTTTGGGATTGCTACCTCGTTTCCATTGTGCATCAGTGTGGTTTGCAGCCCCGCTCGTGAGAACGCGATGTCGATACGGTGCCGGGTGACTGTAACGCGGTGAATGAGGGTTCGCAAACGCACGATTTGCTCTGAAAGTTTAAGTTGTGCCCAATCGTCAGCTAGCCATTGCGCCGCTGCGAGCAAGTTCTGTTGTTTGTGCGCAGAAGCGTTGTCCGGTGTAAGGAGGTCGAGCAGTTCCGTCGGCTTTCGCAGGAGGCCTTTCACTCGCTCGATAACTAAGTCCTCGATGGCGGTCGCTGGCAGACGTATCACCTCTCCGGCCTCTTTGTCGCGAAACTGCAGCACGGCCTGACTGACGTAGTAACGGTAGCGGCGGTTGGCCTTGCGGGAGTGGGTGGGGCTCATCGGGTTGTTCTTGTCGTCGTAAAGCAGACCTGCGAGAAGGCTTGGCACCTTTGCCGTGGTGCGGTTCGCCCGTTGGCGACGGTTGCGCGCGAGTTGGTCTTGTACCTGTTGCCACAATGCGTGGGCGACGATGGCCTCGTGCTGGGCGTCATGCAGGGCGCCGCCTTGCGCGACTTTGCCGTCGTAGACGGGATTCTTAAGCACGGTGTAGAGCGCACCGCGGGAGAGCGGTCTGCCGGCCTTGCTCAGCACACTTGCGGTATCGAGCTGCGCCTTTGGCTTTCGTACACAGCCAAGCGCGAGATAGCGCTTGTAGATGTGGCGGACTGTGTCGGCCTCGCGCGCATTGACGACCAGCGTCTTATCCTCGGCGTCATAGCCGAGCGGTACGACACCGCCCATCCACATGCCCTTGCGCTTAGAAGGAGCAATTTTGTCACGGATCCGCTCGCCGGTGACTTCACGTTCGAATTGCGCGAACGAGAGCAACACATTCAGGGTAAGTCGGCCCATGGAGCTCGAGGTGTTGAACTGCTGCGTGACCGAAACGAAAGAGACGCCATGACGATCGAAGAGCTCGATGAGGCGTACGAAGTCCGCGAGCGAGCGGCTCAGCCGATCGACCTTGTAGACGACGATAACGTCGATGAGCCCCCGTTCGATGTCTTTGAGCAACTTTGTGAGGGCAGGGCGCTCCACAGTGCCGCCTGAGTAGCCGCCGTCATCATAGGCTTCGTGGCTAGCCATCCAGCCTTCGCTGCGCTGGCTCTTGATATACGCTTCGCAAGTCTCGCGTTGCGCGTGCAGCGAGTTGAAGTTCTGATCGAGACCGTCTTCTGAAGACTTGCGGGTATAGATGGCGCAGCGGCGAGGTGGCGCGGCTTTGCCTGCGGCCCGGTTCATGGCGCTTTCGTCCCGAAGAAGCGAGGTCCCGACCACCTCGTGCCAGTGATTTCTTCAGCGATGCGGGACAAACTTCGGTACGTACGCCCCTGCCAAAGATAACCCTTGGGCAGCAAGGCGACCTCGTAGACCTCGCCCCGCCACTCGCGGATAAGCCGGGTGCCGGGGCGGTAGCGGCGAGGCGCTTGTCTTGAAGCGCGACTGAGGGCTTTCATCACTCTTGCCCGCAGGGCGCCCGCATCGATGTGCGCGGCTTGAGCCTGGATAGCCCAAGCAATGTTGCCCCGCAAGAACGCCGGACTCGCCCGCGCTGGTGGTTGTTTTCCGTAGAGCTCCGCGTACAACTGCCGCAGGGCAGCCACGGAGGCCGTGGACAGCCCTGCGAGGGCCCGAGATTGGTCCGCCGGTGCCATCCCTCCATTCGTCCATACTGTGGCCAAGGAAGCGAGTGGTTTCGCTGGGAATTGCGGTGGATGTCGCCGGTCGCGGAGGATCCCTCCCCCCTTCGCAGTGCACTGCACGCATTCCAGTGAGGCTTCCTTGCCGCACAGTGTTCCTTAAGCCCAGGCATAGAGCCCCACGTCGGTCAGCATAGCGTCATCCTCGAGCGGAATGTCGGTGACCGTCCTCGCCTCACTCTCGCCCAGTAGAGGAACTGTGAAAGACTGTCGACCTGATCATCGTACTTGCCATTTGGAAACCGCACGATCTCATGCTGGAAATCCGGCAACCACGGTGCTTCCTCGGGGATATACACGCGCCCCGCTTCGATCGCCGGGGACTCGGCTAACATCCGAGTCCGTTTGTCATCCCTAGGCACTGAGGCGAGTACGTTTAGCTCGGTCTGCGAGCGGAGTTCCTGATAGAGTGCACGCCCGGCGTTGACTGCCTCGATCAGAACCAGGTCTGCGTACCAGTGCTTGGCGAGAGCTTCGGCGAACCTCCTCAGCTGTGGGAACTCCAACTGTTTTCGATAGACATCTAGCAGAATGTAACAGTTGTCGCGCTTCAGCCAAGTCGTACAGACAGACCAATCGTTCATCTCGCCAATGCTCGAGGCTGTATCCCAGCTTTGAACCACAAAGTCCTCTGCGCGCCTGGTAAAGCCTGCACGCGGAGGGTGACGGTAGCGCTGAAACCATTCCCACCGGATCATGCCCCCGCCCGAGGGTGCCGGGCGTTGTTGGTATTGGGCTGCAAATACGTAGGCGCCCATGGTTTCTTTTTGCTCGGCGAGCTTGTCGAGAGACTCTCTCGCCGGGTGTAGCGCTTCTCCCTCTTTGCGGTGATGGTACATGCCATCTCCGATCGCAATGCTCTCGTCTTCTTCGGCGATGGCCGGCAAATTAAGGTGCGTCCATTGTTCGCGCTCGAGTATCGACCCCGGCAGATCGTTTTCGTGCAATCGCTGCTGAATCACTACAATTCTACCCGTCTCTTTGTTGTTGAGGCGTGATAGCAGGGTGTTTCGATACCAATTGTTTACCTGCTCACGTTTTGCGTCTGATTCCACCTCGTCGGCTTTATTGAGATCATCCAGAATAGCTATGCCGCAACCCCGACCTGTTACTGGGCCACCGACTGAGGTTGCCAACCGGTAGCCGCGCTTGGTTGTCATAAACTCGACTTGCGTGTTTTTGTTTGGGTCAAGCCGTGTTTTCGGAAAGCAATCGCGATACCACTTGCTTTCCATGACGGCCCGCGTGTCGTTAGAGTGTTTGATCGCGAGTTCCCGGGAGTGGCTTGCGCCGATGATTTTCTCCGTTGGGTCATGTCCCAAGAGCCAAGCCGAAAAGGCCACCGAGACGCAGATCGATTTCAAGTAACGCGGCGGAATCGTTATGAGAAGCCGTTTAATGTCACCGCGAAAACATAGCTCTAGGTGATAGGCCATAGCATCGATATGCCAGTTGGGAAGATAGGGCTCTCCTGGTGTGACGGTATGGAAGACCTTGCGAATAAAAGACGACAAGTCGCTGCGCAAGATGCTGTGAAGGTGCTTAATTTCAGTCATGTCTAGGTACCTCGTTAAGTTTGATCAGTTTCGTTTAGGATCTTCTGGCGGAATGCTTCCAGAATGTCTCTGTCCTCATCGGCGAGGACCTCAGTCTCTTCGCGCGCGCTCCGCGCTTGCTCCAACCCAGTAATCAGATTGATCAGAACACTGGACGCGCGCGTCTCACCCTTCATTGCCTTTGCGAACAGCGACTTCACCATCGCACGCTGTTTGGTGACTTGCTGTTGCACTCCACTTTCGGTTACCGAGATTTTTTCTGCGAGTTCCTCTTCGAGGTGGGTCGCAAGATTCTTGGTGCCCGCTGGTCGGCCTTTGGGGTTGCCCGATTGGCCGGGTTTGAACTGGGTATGCTTTGGCGGTTTCTTGTACCCCACCTCGTAGTCATCGCTGGCCATCGGTGACAACCTCCGAAGTCTGTTCAACCCGAACTGTTTCTAACTCCGTAAAGCTCCGGCCAGTCTCGACGTGAACGGGCAGCTCGCCTGTTGCCTCTATCCAGCGGCGCAGCGCGACATCGACATACCGGGGATCGAGTTCGACGCCATAGCCAACGCGACCCGTTTGCTCGGCTGCGAGAATCGTGGTGCCTGAGCCGAGGAAGCCGTCGAGCACGATGTCTCCGCGTTTGGAGACATCCATGATGGCATCGGCCACTAAGCGAACCGGTTTGACCGTCGGGTGCATCGCGAGGGCTTCGTCGCGCTCGGTCCCGAATGCGTTAACGCCTGGATAGTTCCAAACATTGGTGCGGTAGCGTCCGTGCTTCCCGAGCTGCACGTTGTTGATGTGTGAGTCGCTGCCTTTTCGGAAGACAAAAACGAGTTCGTGCTGAGAACGGTATAGGCTCCCCATGCCGCCGTTGGTCTTCGCCCAAACGCAGAGATTCAGTAACGAGTCATAGACGGACCTTCCGGCTGCGAGCAGCTCCGGGAGGTGCCGCCAGTCGATGAATGTGAAGTGAACTGCACCCTCGCGGCTCGCGCGAGCGAGCTGTCCCAAGCTCGTGGTCAAGAAATCAGTAAAGGCCTCCGGAGACATCTCGCCCGAGGCCATCCCGAATTCATCGTGCTTGGTCTTTCCCAGGCCGCAGACATGACCCTCGATGGGAACGTTGTAAGGCGGGTCGGTAATGACCATTCCGGCGCTCCCACCGGCCATCAACCGGTCGATTAAGCTGGCGTCTCTGCAGTCACCGCTGATTATTCGATGGGGGCCTAGCTGCCAGAGGTCACCAGGGCGCGTGATGGTCTCATCGGGGAGGGGAAGCGGCGGCGGAGGTGCTTCTGCGACCGCTTCGTCCTCCGCAGGGCCTAAAAGGATATCGATCTCCGGTGTCGAGAACCCGGTCAGATCCACATCGAAATCCAGATCGACCTGGGTGAGATACTCAAGCTCGATCCGTAATAGCTCGGTGCTCCAACCGGCGTTCTCGGGTATCTTGTTGTCGGCCAGCCGGTAGGCGCGTAGCTCAGCCTCGCTCAGATGCTCGACGCGGATGGCGGGAACCGTCGCGAGGCCCAGTTCCTTGGCGGCCAAAACCCGGCCATGCCCAGCGATGATGGTCCCTTCCTGGTCGATTACAATCGGGTTAATGAAGCCAAAGGCGCGGATGCTGTTGGCGACTTGGCGGATCTGGGCGGGTGAGTGGGTCCGGGCGTTGCGCGCGTAGGGGACGGCGTCCTCAACCGGAATATGTACGATTTGCGGTCTCATAATAGAGATCCTCCTGTCCTTGCCCGAGCAACGGGCACAAAAAACGGATAACGCTATGAGCTAGGGCCGCCCGGCCCGCTCACCTCATCTCACAACGCTATCCGCTAGACGGATCTCTATTACTCTCACTAGATCCTACAGCCTCCGGGTGGAGGTTGCGGACCTTTGCACTCTTGCTTGATCCTACAACCCCCGGGTTGAAGGCTGCGGACCTTTGCACTCTTGCTCGATCCTATAACCTCCGGGTGGAGGCTGCAGACCTTTGCACTCTTGCTCGATCCTATAACCTCCGGGTGGAGGCTGCAGACCTTTGCACTCTTGCTCGATCCTATAACCTCCGGGTGGAGGCTGCAGACCTTTGCACTCTTGCTCGATCCTATAACCTCCGGGTGGAGGCTGGGGACCTTTGTACTCTGACTCGATCCTATAACCTCCAGGTGGAGGCTGCGGACCTTTGTACTCTGGCTCGATCCTATAACCTCCGGGCGGAGGCTGCAGACCTTTGTACTCTGGCTCGATCCTACAACCTCCGGGTGGAGGCTGCGGATTTTTGCACTCTTGGCGGAACCTAAAACCTCCGGGTAAGAGCTGCGTACCTTCTGCAGAATAGTCCCTCTCGGGCGCCCGAGCTTGAGGCAGTTGCGCTGGCGCAGACCTCATCGAGCCAGAGAATAAGTGAACTTGGTCTCCATGATTGAGCTCCATCTGTAAGTGCCCTGTAAAACTGCGGGCACGAAAGATCCGGACACGGGCTAGCGCCTGCGACCAGGCGGTCCACTCGACTCTTTCTCTAACGCTATCCTGAGGACAGTTCTCAATCTACACGGCCTTTTATTCTGGGACCTCCGGGTGCGGGCATCAAATGAAGTATCCTGGCGGGTCAGTCAGCGGGTCCGAAAGACTGACTGGGTCCGGACTAGCCAGCTGGGGGGGCCACCTTCTGATGCAAAACTCTTAGCTGTCTTGATTCTCGACTTCCCTGTTATTTCCCTGTTAAAACTTCGCGCACTTGGCAAAGATGCTGAGAATTGTTCGAATCTCAGAGGATTACAGACGCGCTTGAGCGAGTTGAGACTCGTCTAACCGCGAAATTCCCTGTATTTTCCCGTTTAACAGGGAATTCTTTGGAGACTGGATAGCAGCAGACTCCCTGCACCGCCAGCATTTCTTCCCTCATAGGTTGTCATTTCTCAGGCAAGCTGAATACCGCGCGATTCGAACCCACGTGGTTAAGGGAACCTGGGTTTGACCGAATCGTTGGGAACGATTCGGAGCCGCCGCAGGCGGTCCCGCAGGGCGTCGGGCAAGGAGCCCAGCGTAATCCCACCCTCTCCGCCAAGTCAATCAGTTACAGTAATTTCCCCTCCTCGCAAGTTCGCTCTCAGCGGCTTTGGGTAGCTCTCTGGGTAGCGTTTATGCTCGGTCTGAAGCAGCAGTGGTTCGACGACCGAGCGAGCAAATGACCTATCTTCGTTTCGTTAAGCTGCGAGCCTGGTGAGGTACCTTTACAACGCCCGCTCATTGCACTTCGAGCTATTCCCCACGTTTCTTTTCAGCGAAGAGTCTCACTGGGCCCCAAAACGCTATCTGTGAGAAGCCGGGGGGGGGTGGGGCCGGAATGTCAGACACGGGTCCCATCGGGCAGGGGTCCCAGGGTCTTTGGCCGGTCCCGCGAAAAAATTTTGAAAATTTTGATTCTGGGACGGGATCTGTTCGCGGGAAGCGCGAGGTTACCCTCAGTAGTCGTAGGAGCGTGCCTCCCACTGTAGCTGCCGTCGGGGTGGGTATCCCCAGCCCAGAGCTGGCCGAGAAGAGCGCTCGGGACCAGCACAACCGCTGCGGGTTTCCCCTCATCGCTTGCAAGGCCATTTTTCTGTCAGCGCCGTGTGGAGCAATTTCACGGCTGGTTCGTGCCTGGCCTCGGGATGGTCTTTAAGGTAGGTCATGAAGGTGTCCTTATGTTGCCCCATGGTGACACCGAGGGGCCAACAAGCGCCGAGGTCCTTCCAGTTCCGGGATAACATGGCGCCCTCCATCGCGCCCATAACAAAAAAACCGCAACTGACTCCTGACTCTTCGCAGGACCGATGCATGTCGTTCCCTGTTGCCAGTCCATGCGCCGTTGCCGCACTCAACAGCAACGCTGCAGCAGTTATGCGCAGTACACCGCGCATCGGGGAATTGCTGTTTGGCCACATTCTTGCTGTCCCTTTATCGGCGCCTGGGGTGGTAGGACAGATTTTTTCATCAATCGAAGATACGAGGGGGTGACCGGAGTCACTAAAACGGCTACCTGATTGCACGCCGGTTGGTGGGTGGTTAGGCGGTGAGCGAGTGGGCAGTTGAGGGGTGGAATGGTGTTATCGGGCTGCCCCTTCCTAAGACTCGTTGCCACGACTCGGCTCTTAATGCAGCGAGTATGTCTTTAATGCCACCGCCAGGCGATCACCTATGC